CGTATGTTGGCTGGAAGCGCGAGGACCGCACCTTCCTCCAGAAGCTGGATTTGCAGCAGATTGCCCAGCTCAGCCCCGACTTGGCTGCAATCATCGTTGACGGCAAGTCGGACAATCAGATTGCTGAACTGCTGAAGCAGCAGTTTAAGGGTGTCACGGACGCCCGTGCGAAGAAGGCCATCAAGCAACTCCGCAAGGAGGGGATGGCCGAACTACCTGTGGTTAGGCAATCGGTGAACGCTCCGAACGTATGTTCATTGGCCCCGGATGGAGACGTGTTTTTCCCGGCCTACACCACAGACTATCAAAAGGCTCCCTATTGCTTCTGGCGCGTTCTGATGACGGCTCAGGAGCTGAAGAACAAGGTGAGCACGGAGGGCTGGAATGCGGAGTGGGTGGACGAGGTGATAAGCCGTTACGCCACCTCCGTTGACCTGAGCGACCCCCGCACGAACACGGAGACGGCCCGCATGCCCTCCGAACAGACGGAGGAGCTGTTTGAGGTGGTGTATGCCTATCAGCGGTTGATTTCGGAGGAGGACAACTCCGAGGGCATCTATTGCACCGTTTTCCACCAGACGTTCACCGGCACCACGGAGGAGCCGATGTACGCCAAGCATGAACTGCTGAACGGCTATGACGACTATCCTTTCGTCGTCACCAAGCTGAGCGAGGACAACAAGCGCCTGTACGAACTGGCCACCATCCCCGAGCAGCTCCGTGGCCTGCAATGGGGCGTCAAGGCAGAGCGGGACAGCCGCACCGACCGCAACAGCATGGCGACGCTGCCGCCCATCATGCACCCCGTTGGGCTGCCTCCCACCGACTGGGGTCCGGGTGCGCGGGTTCCCTATCGCCGTCCGGGTGAGATTCAGTTTGGGCCGACGCCTCCATACAACCCGGGCTCCGTGGAGCTGGAGCGCACGATGATGGATCAGGCCGACCGCATCATGGGGCTGGATCATGCCAACCCCATGGCCCGCATCCGCCAGCAGCACTACGTCGATAAGTTTCTGGGCCACGTCCGTGATGTCCTTAAGCTGGCGTTCAAGTGCTACCAGCGGTTTGGCCCCGAGCAGGTGTTCTTCCGTGTCACCGGCACCTCCGATCCGGTGCGCTACAGCCGTGGCGACCCGAACGAGGACTTCGACATCACCATCAACTTCGACGTTCTGAACACCGATCCCGAGACGCTTGAGGCCCAGCTTCAGCGTTTCGTGAGCCTCGTTCAGCTCGACCGCAACGGCAGGATGAACATGGACCTGCTGCTTGAGGCTTTGGCTGTTTCCGTGAATCCTGCTCTGGCGGATGCTGTTTTACAGCCTGCCGGTGAGGCGCAGCAGCAGATTGTGAAGCAGGTGACGGATGACCTGTCGAAGATTTACGCTGGTATCGAGGTGGGTGCGCGGCCCAACGGTGCTCAGGTTGCATTGCAGGTGATGCAACAGTACACCCAGCAGCCCGACGTGATGCAGCGTCTCCAGCAGGACGCCGCCTTTGCGGCCCGCATTGAGAAGTACGCCCAGCAGTACACCTTCCAGATGCAGCAGGCCCAGAACGCCCAGATTGGGCGCCTAGGCACCGCCCCTGCCCAGATGGGACAAGTGAACACTCAGGCCATGACGGCCTGATTAGCGCCGTAGGTCGGAAAACCGACCCTTCAGCTCCTTGTGCTTCCCGACGGACAGCACCTCGTCCAAGGCGAGGATGCGTCCGCTGAGCTGCTGGAGTCGGTCGGTGCTTACGTCGTGCATCTGCGAGATGCACCACTCACGGCTTTCGGCAACGTAGTTGAGGAAAGCTAGGAAGTCTTCGTTGTTATGGAGACGTTCTAGAGCTTTTTCTTCGATCATAAAGTGGACCCAAGCGGGACTCCAACCCGCATCCTCGCCTCACCCCCGATTGGCCGTTCCACGACAGTGGCAGTCGTGATTCCGGTGGGCCGCTAGCGTCCTAGCTGGCGAAATGCTATGCTTTGCACCATTGGGCACTGAGGTGAGTATGGCACGGATTGGCGGTGGGTAGTCAAGCACCAAAGCAAATATGCTAGGATGCGGCTCACGCAGACGCCCGTGGCGAAAAGACGGCGGAATACACACCTTATGTCAGAAGAAGCTACGTCCAACGCGGCAGACGTTAAACCAGCCGTGGAAAACAAGTCGATGTCGGACAAGGATTTCCTGTCCTCCCGCATCGCCAAGCTATCCGCCAAGGCCCAACCGGCTGAGGCCAAGAAGCCTGAACAGGCTCCAGTAGGAGAAGCCCCGGCGGCTGAGCCTCCCTCACAGGAGGGCGAGCCCAAGCCGAAGGAGGTCGATCCGAAGGAGGTTCTTTCAAAGGATGTTGAAGACCTGACGGACGAGGAGATTGCCGAACTTGCCCAGCGTGGTAAGAGCGGCTTGCTGAAGCGCATTGCTGAACTCACGGCCAAGCGAAAGCTGGCCGAGGAGAAGGCTGCGGCCCTTGAGGCCACGATGCGTCAACAGCCTCAGGAGCCGAAGGTGGAGAACAACCCCTACGCCTCAGTCGCCGACACCGAGCAGCTTCTGAAGAAGAAGCAGGAGGTGGATGAGTCGATTGAGTGGGCAGAGGATGTTCTGTTCCGAGCTGAAGACCTAGCCGCCGATGACGTGGCCATCACGGTTGACGGCAAGGAATACACCAAGGCGTTCGTTCGTGACTATCTCAAGAATGCCCGCAAGGCCCGCGACAAGTACCTTCCCGCACAGGAGAAGGAGCTGATTGCACGCGAGCAGAGGAATCAGTTGGAGGTGGCCTTCAGACAGCAGGCTCGAAACGAGCTCTCTTGGCTGGATGGCGATGACAACGATACCCGCAAGCGTTATGAGGCCATGGTGGGCGACCCTAGGCTGAAGAAGCTGAAGGAAAGCGTTCCCGAGATAGCCCCGCAGATTGAATACCTCATAGCCCACGCAGCCAACTCCATGTATGGCCGCAGGGTGATTGAGACCGAGAAGCCGAAGTCACCGGCCATCAATCCGCCCGCCAGTCCCAACACCACCGCTGCTGCTCCCGAACGCACGGAATCCCGTGCGGAGAAGAGCATCAGGGACATTGAAAGCCGTTTCAAACAAACAGGAAGCTCTAGCGACTTCATCGCCCTCCGCGCAGCTCAAATCTCTAAACGTAAAACCTAACTAGTCATGTCATTCTCTAATACCTACGACACTACCTCTCCCGGTAGCGCGGCCCTCAATCGTGAGGACCTTCAGGACGCCATGTCCATGCTGTCGCCCGCTGAGACCCCGGTTCTTAGCACGGCGGATAAGTTCAAGTGCAACGCCACCTTCGTTGAGTGGGGCGTTGATAAGCTCTCCACCCCGTCCTCGACGGCGGTGAGCGAAGGTGCTGATGTCACCGACTTCGACGACAAGTTTGAGTCGGTTGCTCGTCTGGGCAACTACGTCCAGAAGCTCCGTCGTTCCTACCGCGTGTCTGACCTCCAGCAGGCCGTCTCCTCGGTTGGACCGCAGGACATCGCCCGTGCGGAGATGAAGGGCGTCAAGGAACTGAAGCGCGACGTGGAGAAGACCCTCCTCGGCACGCAGGATCGTGCGGCTGAGAATGGTGGCGGCACGGCCTACACCATGCGCGGCCTCGGTGACTGGATTGACTCGGCTGGCCCGGCGGATGTCCCTGCTGACTACCGCACCCCGTCCGGTTCGATCCACGCTTCCGGCACCTTCAATGAGACGGTTCTGAACAACCTCATCACGTCGATTTATCGCGTGTCGGGTGTGACGAACAGCCTCACGCTGGTGGCGGACACCGCCCTTCGTCGGGTCATCAGCGACTTCGCTCGCGCTGACTCCTCGACCGGCCCGATCCGTACCTTCAACAGCAATTCGGCCTCTGGCCTGATCAAGCTGTCGGTTGGTCAGTATCAGTCGGACCACGGCATTGTCACCATCGTTGACATGAACCCCGACTGCGCTCCCGACACCACCAACAAGGACACGGGTTATCTGATTAACCCCGATTTCTACGCGGTGGGCGAACTCATCCCGCTCGGCAGCACCCGTCTGCCGAACCTCGGTGGTGGTGAGCGTGGCTATGTTGACTGGACCGGCACCCTCAAGGTGGCGCATCCGGGCGCGCATGGCAAGATCACCGTCCTGAGCTAACCCTAACCAAGGAGACCATCACAATGGCTAAAGTTGCTGTCAACGAACTGGGCGTCTTCACGGATGTCATCAAGCTGGACTACAATGACCTGATTGCTATCGGCAACGGTGGCACCCGCGTCATTGCCAAGATTCCTGCGCACGGCGCGGTGGAGCTTGCTGGTGTCGCCAACACGGTGGACATCGCTGGCTCGTCCTCGCTGGTCATCGACGTTGGAACGACCTCGGCTGACCCCGATGAGTTCATCAACGCGCTGGACGTGGATGCCATGACTGCCCCCGTGTTCAACACGGGCGACCAGTACACGGCTGGCACGGCCACCAGTTCCTCGGGTCTGACGCAGGCTGTCAAGCAGTCGGCTTCGGAAACCGATGTGTACATCAAGGTGACCGATTCGGCCATCGCCTCCCTCACGGCTGGCGAAATCGTCATCGGCCTGCGTATCATTGATCTGGCGAAGTTCGCCTAATAGACCGCGATACGCTGTTAGAATGGGGGCGCATCCTGAGGGGTGCGCCTCCTTTTTTATGCACATCATCACCAGCTTGCCCGGAGAAGGGGCCGTGAAGGACGCTCTGATCCGTGAAATCAAGACGGGTTTCGAGCTAATCAAGGCAAACGAGAAGAAAGAAGAAATCA